TGGGGCATAGCGCTTCAGCGAGCCATATACCCGCACTTTTATGTCAAGACCTACCTCTACCGCATCGATGCCATCGTCTGCGAGCGCAACGCCCTGGGAGTTCCGGTCTTCAAAATGTCGCCAGGCTGCTCGAAGGAGGACCGCGACGCCGCCTACGACTTTGTCACCCGGGTGGCGGCCCACGAGAGGACGGGCATAGTCGAGCCGCCCGGCGATCCCTCCACGGGGTTTCGCATTGTGGGGTACGAGGGTCGCTTGCGCGACATGATGCCCACCATCCAGCACCACAACACCATGATTTCGCGGGCGGCGCTGGCACTGTTTATGGATCTTGGCCAGGCCGAGCATGGTTCGCGCGCGCTGGGCCAGCAACATGGCGACTTCTTCATGCTGGCCCTGCAGAATCTGGCCGACCAGGTGGCGATGAATATGACCAACAGCAGTATTCGCCGCCTGGTGGCTTACAACTTCGGTGAAGATGCGCCGGTTCCGAGGCTGGTGGCTGGCAACGTGCAGTCGCGCGACATCACCCAGCTTACGGAGTCGCTCACCAAGTTTGCGCAGGCGGGTCTGGTGGTGAGCGAAGAGAACCTGCGCCGCTTCATCCGCGCTGAGCTGGCACTGCCCGGCGAGTCGGAACAGAGCGTGGCGGCGGTTAGGGGCGAGAGGGTGGAGCCGGCGTAAGGTTTTTGATTTTGCCTTTTGATTTTTGCTTTTTGATTTTTGCCTTGGTTTTCCGCGGGAAAAAGCAAATCAAAAATCAAAAAGCAAAAAGCAAAGGGTAAAAATGGCAACGGACAACGGACAAGGGACAACGAACAGCCGCCGTCACCTCGCTGTTCTGCTGAACGGCCCGGGCCGGGAACTGCCGCGGACCGAAAATCGCGGTCCGCGCCACGAGATTCCGATTTGCGTGGCGGGCTCCTGGGTGAAGGATGGATACCAGCTCTCCATCACCCCCGGCGATCTCAGCGCCATGGTGCGGAATTTCGATAAGCGCAAGAACGACCAGGTGGTGATCGACTACGAGCACGCCAGCGAGCAGCCCGACGTTGCGCGCGGCGGTCCGGTGCCGGCCGCTGGCTGGATCCATCAGTTGTCAGTGGTCAGTGGTCAGTTGTCAGTTGCAAAAGGCAACGGACACGCCGAATTGCGCGCTCAGGTGGAATGGACGCCGGAAGCCGAGCAGATGATTCGCAGCGGGCAGTACCGTTTCTTCTCGCCCGCTATCGACTGGAACTATTCCGACAAGACCACGGGCGAGCTGCAAGGCGCCACGCTCACCAGCGGGGCGCTGACCAATCATCCGTTCCTGGAGGAGCTGCCGCCGATTATGTTGACCGACCTGGTAGGGGCGCATGGCCATGCGCCCCTACTGGCGGATGTTTCGCGCTCCCTCCTCTCCCCGGGGGACCCGGGGGAGTGGGCAGGGATGAGGGGGAAATTCAATGGAGGAAACATGGCTGACAAATCGCTGAAATTGAAAAAGCTCGAAGGCGGAGGGCACGGCGTGTTTGACGGCGAAGACCAGGTGGGCCATGTCGCCCACGAGCACTTGTGTGATTACGCCGAGACTGAGCTGGGCTATGCCAAGACGGACGGAGACGCCAAGGGCCAGGCGGGCATAGAGGGTCATCAGGAGCCGGACACCGATGACAAGAAACTTTCCGAGGTTCTGCGCGAATCCGGTTTTGTTGTAGCGCAGACCTTCAGGTCTGCGGCAGTTGCCGACCAGATCCGCGAAGGCCTGACACTGGCGGCGACGCATCAACTGGTCGAGCAGCGTGAGGCCTCGCGCAATCAACTGCTGTCCTTGCTCAGTGGTCCATCGTCCGTTGCAACGGACCACGGACCACGGACCACGGACAACGCACGGGGTTGGTTCGATAGCGAGAAGGCCAAAGTCCTGCTGCGCGAAAACAAGATCAACGCGGCCGACCTGCTGGACGCTATCGAGGCCAAGGGCATGCTCGATGACGCGGTCACGAAGTGCAAGATCCTGCCCAGGGACCGCGCCTTCTTCTTCGAAATTGCTTTCAACCATCCCAAGAAATTCTCGGAATACATTGCCGGCGCCGTCCCGGTAGTGCGCTTGGGGACCACGGGGATCGGCGACGCCCAGCAGCTTCCCGTCGACCAGGAAGTGGACATCGAGACCAAAAAGCTGATGAGCGAAAAGAAGCTCAGTTACGGCAAAGCGATGAAAGAAGTCTTTCGCGCCAACCCGCAGCTCGAAGATCGGTACCGCGCAGCGCATCGGCAGGAAGTGCGAGCGGATTCGCCCATCGCCTCAGCAGCCGACAAGATGGCCGCAAGCGACGGAATCACGCAATGAAGATGTAGCGCAGGGTTCGCGTTTTAACCCTGCGTCTTTTCAAGATCTCGAAGAGCCGCAGGGCTAAAAAATCGAGCCCTGCGCTACATGGAGGAACATGTCAGCAATCAACGGGCTTTGCAGAACGGTTCGCGCCGCGGCCAACGTGCGCATCAACAAATTCACCCCGCTCGTGAAGGACACCACGGACACCACGCAGAACCAAGAGTATGCGGGCGTGCCCGCGGCGGCCAATGCGGCCGGATTCATCGGCATCACGGTGGACCACTTTGTCGAGCCGAGTTTCTTCGTCCCCGAAGGCACGGACCCGACCACCATCACCGGCACCACGCCCGTACTGTACACCCTGACAGGCAAGGGAGTGACCGTGCAGGTGGACGCTGTGGCGCGCGGCTATGCAGCCTCGGCCATCGCCCAGGGCGACTGGCTGAACATCGCCGATTCGTCCGGGCGGCTGAAGAAGGCCACGGAGACGGCGGGGACGCAGGAATGCATTGGCATGGCGCTGAACAAGGCGAATAACGCCAACGACATCGTGACGTTCCGCATCAACCCGGTGCTGCGGTAAGGGAGTGGCAAGTGGCTAGCCTAGCCAGTTGTGAATTGGGAATGGTGAATTCGCCGTTTGCAGGCGACAACTGTGATCCGGTGTTGCCGCTGGCTGTGGATCGCGTCGAGATAGCCGACGCCGAGCGCCTCGGCGCGTGAGGATTAGAACCGGACCGGAAGTCTTGTAGCGCGGACCTTTAGGTCCGCGGCTTTTGAGAAGGACCGCAGACCTGAAGGTCTGCGCTACAGGAAACTGCGCTACAAGAAACCGGCTTCGGGCTCGGCGGAGAAACAAGGAATGGCGGATATCAGCCTGCAGTATCTCGACCAGCCGCTCAACAACATCAGCGTCGGCTATAAGAACGACGACTTCTTTGGCGAGCGGGTGTTTCCTATTGTGCCGGTCAAGAAGCAAAGCGGCCGGTACTGGATCTTTGGCAAGGAAAGGTTCCGGCAGTACGAAACCATCCGCGCTCCTAAAGCGGAGGCGCGAGAAATCGCTCCCTGGAGCCTCTCCAACAACCCTTACTTCTGCAACGACCACTCGCTGAAGGACTCCATCTCGGACGAAGAACGCTCCAACAGCGATGGCACTGACCTCGAACAGAACACCACGGAGAACCTGACGGACGCCATGCTGCTCGATTTCGAGGTTCGCGCCAAGGCGCTTGTCTACGGCTTCACGGGGCCGTCGTCCGTCTCGCAGACCGCTACACTTTCCGGTACTTCGCAGTGGTCGGACTACGTGAACTCGGACCCCATCGCGGCGGTAGAGGGCTACAAGACCACGGTGAAGAAAGCCATCGCCATGAGCCCCAACACTCTGCTGGTGAGCTATCCCGTCTACGCCGTGCTGCGCCAGCATCCCCGCATCATCGACCGCTTCAAGTACACCCAGGTGGGCATTTTGCAGGCGGAGCACTTGAAGTCGGCCTTCGACGTGGACAATTTCTGGGTGGCGGGCGCGTAGTATAACACCGCGAATGAAGGCCAGGCGGCCTCGCTGGACTTTGTGTGGGTGAAGAACGCGCTTCTGGCGTTTATTCCTCCCGAGCCGAGCCGGCGGATCCCGGCACTCGGCTACACCTTCCGGTGGCTCTTTGGCGCGCCGGATCTCGGCGGCACGCTGACCAAGCGCTATCGGGTGGAATCGAAGACGGCCGACGTTATCGAAGTGCACCGCTACGATGATCTGGAAATCGTGGCGCCGGGCGCGGGGTACACGATCATTAACGCCGTTGCGTGATGAAAGTAATTGTAGCGCGGACCTCCGCTTTTGAGGTCCGCGGCTGTTCCGGGGAAAAACTTCGGTTTTTGAGGACAAAAGGCAAATCAAAAATCAAAAACCAAAAGCAAAAATTGGAGGCTTCCGTGGCGAAATTTCAGGTACTCACCTCCATCGAGCAGACGCGTAGGCCGCATTTTTGATTTTTGCTCTTTGCTTTTTGCTTTGGTGTTTTGAGGGGAAAGGCAAATCAAAAATCAAAAACCAAAAGCAAAAATTGGAGGCTTCCGTGGCGAAATTTCAGGTACTCACCCCCATCGAGCACAACCTGAAGCTCTA